GCCACCGTGACAACCCTTGTCTCACCGTTAACAGTAACGGTATTTTTAGTGGTTGTAATGTTGACTTGACTCATGTGCTTGTGTAGCCCTCACTCATAAATATCTTACCCTCTAAATAATATTCTTTGAGACCCGATCCATCAATTAACAACACATCGTAAGCTAATATTTCTGGAGTAAATGTCGCTGTTTGAGTGTCTGTTAACGCTATAGAAAAAGATCCTGCTGACCTATCCGTATAAGTAACAGCCCAATCTGCATATTTTGTGGAACGTGATTCATCCCAAACCTGTGCTGCTACTGTGAATCCTGTTAAATTTATTGCCGTTCCAGAGTTATCTTTCAGCACAATAGGAACACTGTGATCTGACCTTCTTTGAACAGTCATGTTGTATGTTCCAGGTGCTATTGCCATTTAACTTGTAATCTCTAATGCAGTAATAGTTGCAGTGGTTTGCATATCATTAGTAGTGCCACCAGAAGAATTAAAAGCTCTTCTGTTTATATGCAAAGTTGCACCAGAAAAAGTCTTAGTTTGCCATTTATATGTGACTGCACTTGTTGTAGCTGGTGAATCTAAAAATGTATAATGCCATCTTTGCTGAGAAAAACCAGTATTAGTGTTTGGATTACTGTGTGTAGCAGTGCCTCCATGAGTGGTTGAAGTAGCTGGTTCTGCTATATTTGTAGCTGTACCACCTACTACTCTTACTAATTGAAAATTAGATACAGCATCAGTATTAGTGTTGTTACTCCAACCGCAAGTTGAAAGTAATAATATCTTACTTGAATTTTGAGAAGGAGTTATTGTTAAAGCAAATCCAGTTATATCAGTAAGAGATGTGGAGGTCGTAGTAAAAACATCATCTTTAAAAACACTTACAGTTTGTATAACACCGCCACCACTAGCACTACCTGGAAGTCCACCGACAGGGACGATTGAATTAACTTTTAATTGGCTCATGCAGATACCTCCATTAATGTTATATATGAATCACCATTTGAACTGGCTAAAGAGGGGTTTGCTTGCATATCTCTACCTGTTCCAGCACTGTAAAGCCTAAATTGTGTTTTATACGTAGTAGCAGAAGTTGTTGAAGGTGAATCAAGAATGTGTGTGTTATGTCTCATGTATATATTACTACTAGCTCCAAAATTACCAAAATAATATTGTGCTGGACCAACACCGTCAGATGGAGTTGCATTTTGAATAACAGTAGAGCCTCTTAAAATTTGTATTCCACCACCAGCAGCAGTGCCATTAGCGACTCTGAATGATTGACTTATAATAATTAAAATTTTATTTGAATTAGAAGAAGGTGTAATATTAGCAGTTAAGTTAGTATCTTCAAAAGTTGTTGTTGTGTTTGTAACTGCTGAATTTGTTGTTGCTTGAACAACTTGTACAATTTTACCGACATTAGCAATGTCAGCGTTACCAGCAGTATTAGTAATAGTATTTACTTTTAATGTGCTCATGGCTTGGGATTAGCGTCTTTTACGGCTTTGATATGAGTAGCCCATGTGCCAGATGTTGTGACAGTTCCAGCTACTATATCCTTATATAACATATCTAACTGATCTCCTATAGAAGCGTAGGTAGTTGAACCATTAGTTGTTCTATCTATCTTATATTTAACAGCAGCATCTTCAGCATTTAGTGTGGCTCGTGCAGCATCTATAAGAGATTGATCTAAAGTTACAAACTTACCATCCTTATCCATCGCACCAGCACTATCATCAATAGAAACTACAGTTCCTGGGTATGCTTTATAAATAGCTTCGTGATCTAAACTCATAGTCAGCTTTTAAATAAATTATACATGGAAGATTAATAATTAACTAGGTTTTGGGTTGTCTGTTTTTACCTTTTCACAGGCAGCGTAATATGCTGTTAATTTACTAGAATCTCCTTTACTATTCCAGTACATAGCATCAGCAAAATCACCTAAAGATGGATAAAGAGGTTGTCTTACAGACTGATAAGCCGTTGCTGCTGCTTCAGCATCTAATGTTGCTCTTGCAGCATCTATTTCAGATTGAACAAGAGTTACTTGTGTACCATCTTCCTTAAATGCACCTGTGGCATCATTAATGTACCCTACTTCTGGATACGCTTTTAATATGGCTTTGTGATCTAAACTCACGCTGATACCTCCATTAAAGTAATAATTGATTTCCCCTTATGTGGGGAAGTATCATTTTGACAGACTGCTGACGAACTTGCTCCTGCTGCAAAAAGAGCAAACTGTGTTTTATAAGTAACTGCACTTGTCGTATTAGGAGAATCTAAAAAATGTAAAACTTTTGTAAAGTGATGATTCATACTGGTTATATTTCCACCACTTATAAATTGACCGTACGGTCCGCTACTGTTTGCTGGAGCGTTGAAAATTTCTGTTGATCCTCTAAGTAAATTAATACCCATACCAGTACCACTGTTAGCTGAAGCAAAGAATGTCTGTTGTTGAACAATAACTAAAATTTTACTGCTTGCACTTATTGGTGTGATAGTTCCGCTTAAATTTGTGTCCTCAAAAGTTACAGTTGTATTTGTCGCTGTTGTGGTAGTTGAGTCTTGTACAACTTGAATTATTCCACCACCACCACCTGTCGGTACACCTGCTACTGGTATTATGCTGTTGACTTTGATTTGGCTCATAGATTTATTATATACACTTTTATACTACAGTCCATGTCTCTCCTGCACCAACTGTAACTGTAACTCCGCTTTGAATTTCTATAGGACCAAAACTTCCAGCATTATGTCCATTTGATATTGTGTAATTCTGTGTAATAGTCTGATCGTTTTCCCAAAATATTTCATCTGAACCACCACCTTGAGCACCTGCTCCAGCAGCAGCCCATGACAAGACACCCGATCCATTGGATACAAGAGCATAACCAGAAACCTGAGCATCTTCGTCAGGTAGAGTCCATGTAATATTGCTTGATATACTTGCTGGTGCTTTAAAACTTACATAATTACTTCCGTTTGCGGTAGCTTCGCTAAATCTCAGTGAATTTTGCTTCTGGAGCGTTAAGCCGTTAGCGTCAAATAGCATTTGCTCTGCATTATCAGAAGCAAAGGCCATTATATCTGAGGATTTTCTAAATAATCCTAAGTTTGAATCGCCATCAAAACATAATGCAGGGGCCTCTTTATCCGTAGTATCATCAAGGAACAGTTGACCTGTCATTGGTGCTGTACTGCCACCTGATCTTGGTAATAAACCTAAATTTTCAGTATCTAAATCTCCAATTACATGAAACGTAGCATCAACAGCAGCATCTAGACCAGAAGTAGATCGTATTTTAAGTTTGCTATTTGTTGTATCAGCAAAAAGCTGACAAGGACTTGTAGTTCCTAAAGTGTTTTGTGTGCCAGAATTGCAAGTTTTTATTGCATCTAAAATGAAATTTAGATCCTGTCTTACGTTAGCTCCCGAAGCATTGGCGACATCATAATCTGTTACTTGTGCCATTAGACTTTGTTTTCCTTCATATTACACTCCTTTGCCGAAACCAACAGCACTGTAGGTAAAGTTCCTATCAATACTAGCATTACTTGAGTTTTTAAAGTGAACTGT